CACCCCCTTGATATTAGAAACCAAGACAGTTGTTTGTGCAATTGTGGACACTTCTTTTTCAATGTGTTTGGATGTTCGAGTAATCCATTTAATTTCAATCAGTTTCTTGATTGCTCTTTGCACTGTTCTCTTTTTGATGTTGGTTAGACTGACAAGTTGACTGATGGCCACCTGACCAGTGAAAGACTTCCAATCAACTTTTAATAGAATAGCCAACATAACTATCTTTTCAGTTGATGTCAGATCAGATGCCATGACTTGCAATCTTACGTCATATTCTTTCATGTGTTCTCCTTTCTTGATATGTCTTTTATATATGGGTATAAAATTAAATTCAATATAAATTAACAAAAAAGTTAATTAACGGTTGACAAAAAAGTTAATTAGTGTTTTTATCAAATCATCAAAGAAAGGAGAACACATGAAAGATCAAATCATTTCAGATCTGAAAGACCAGTCAATGACACTGAAGACATTGGCATCAGACATGAATTGCAGTTATGAGCATCTTATATATGTATTAAATGGACAGCGTCCAATGTCATATAAGGTTGCAAACAAACTGTGTGAATCACTCAACAAGCTTACCTCGAACAATTATCACCTGACTGACTTTGGATTCTAAGGAGAACACAATGAACTATAATCAACGTTTACAACGCACAAGACAGATTGAACTTTTTACCTTCTTGATCATGGTTATCTTTGCAGCTTGCCTGATGATCAAGTTTCAAGACAATTGCCAAGAACGCCGTGGTGCAGCTGCTGTTGTCAAAGCACCCAAGGCAGACATCCTTAAAGATGTTTCTTTTGAACGCGCTATTCAATAATCAATTCGCATAAGAAGGAGAACAATGTGCTTACGGAACAACAAGATCAAATCATCAAGAACGCATCAAACAACCAACGTGAATATGATGACAATGTGAAATGCTTTCTTACCTTTGGTCATCTCTTCAACTACAATCCACTTGCTTGTATGTCTCAAACTTACTGTGTTTTAGGCAGCAAACCAGCACTCAATGCAGATGCCATGGTTGGCATTGTTCGCAATTGGGTTGATCCAAAGACAGGCAAAAAGATTTGTGCAATGATGAAGGCAGAAGTCTTGACACCTGAATATGATGATCATGGCAATGTGAATCCACACACTGTTGGTGTTCGATATGTTGCAATGCGTACTGATGAACTTGCAGTTGCCAAAGAATATGGTCTTGATTTACCTGTTCACACTTGGACTTTCACAATGCATGATGCAAAACTCAGAGGCAATGCAAACAAAAGAACGTGGGTTCAGATGCCATTGATCATGTGTGGAAAACGTGCTGCAACTGCTTTGTGTCGCATGGCGTTTCCTGATGTGGTTGGAACTGCCAACAGTCCTGATGAACTTGCAGAAATGATGTTGACTGATGAAGATGAAATTGAACGTATTGCTTACGCATCCAATGGTGAACGTGTTCCTTATGACTTAAAAAAAAAGTCTAATGTAAGTCAACCACCAGCTATTCAACCCGCACCACAACCCGCACCAATTGAAACCAAGTTCCACCTCAGAGATTTCACAAACATCAAAACGGTACTTGAAGAACTGACAGAAGAAAACATTGATGTGGATGATGCTATACAAGCACTTGAACAATATGCTGATGGATTGTCACCAATGAAGATGGATGAGTTCCACTTCAGACGTTTCTTTTATCCGATCATGTTTTCACCCTTGCGTCTGATCTTAAAAGATGGACGGCTACCAGGTTTCACCAAAGAAGGTTTGAAGGATGTTGACACTGATTCATTGGCAGCAATGTTTGATTCCTTTTATGGCACTTGCTATGACAAGAAACGTGATGGTGATCTTGCAGGATATTGTGTCAATGTGATCAAGTGGTCAAACTCTCCTTGGTTCAGTGAACTTGCACACCATACACAGAAGCTGTTGGCAAAAGACTTGATCAGTGAAGAAGTACAAGAAGACATCATCCACACCATGATTCAGGATGATAACCTTTTCAATCAATCCATGTATGATGACATTATGATGACCTTGCCTTCACTTGATTGATGGCATCTCACACTTCAATCCATCACAGGCACCTGTCAAGTGTGCATCATTTCCACCTGCAATTGATGTGAAGTCAATCACAGACCAATCAGTTTCATTCAACATCTTCCACTTGGCTTCAGTCAATGAACCCTTCAACACAGTTTGATAAGGTGCATTTTCATAAATGAAGTCACCCGCATCAGGCAACATGGCAACACCTTTGACTGTGTGTCTGATCTTCCACAACCAATCTGCAACAAATCTCCATTCATGGTGTTTGATGGTACATGTGTTGGAAACGTTGTGTGTCAATCCTTCAATGCGAGTGTTGACGCTACCAGGTAACACCCAATGTCTCTGAACAAGATCAACCTGTTCGAGGTGGTATTGTGCACTGACTTCTTTTCTGATCCATGCATTGGAATCAGGAACTTCACATGCAAATTGGATGATGCCTGTGTCACCTTCTTGGTCAATGACCACATGTGGAAGTTTCTCTTTGATCTCTTTCCATACAGGATTGATCTTGCTCAATCTGATTGTTCTGATCCAACGGTTTGCATGGAATGGATGGATGCCTGCACTTGTACCAAGCAAGGTGGATGTGTTCCCACTTGGTTTGATGCATGTAGTTCGAGATGCATAATTGATTCCAATCAGTTTTGAGACTCTGATGTTTTCATCCACAACAGCAGCTGCACCCGCTTCAAGGATCTTTGGTGAGAATGACACACTGAAGTTGGAATACATACCTGTCAAACTGACACCAATTAAGGCTTCTTGTTCAATGATCTTCTTTGAAGTCAATCCAAGATAGCCTGTGTTTGTGTATCCTGCTTGAAGTGTACCAATGAAAGATGCAATCTTGCACGCTTCAATGAACTCTTCAAAGGTCTTGTTTTTTTGCATGTTAATCTCTGTAAGATTGCACACACTCCATCCACTTCTGAAAGTCCACCCAATGGATTCAAGGCGTTCTTTATCTCTACTGATGGACAAGGGTATTTTGTCCAACGTTTCACCACTTGGTGATTGGACCCAATAAGGCCACAAACCAATTTCACAACATGGATTTGTTCCAAAGTCAGGTGCATTGGAAAAGAACACACCAGGTTCACCAAAGTTGCTGTTAAGATCAACAGCACGTTTGACATTGGCTTTGGATTCAGTGCCATCAGTCACAATGGTTGAACTGATATTTGCAAAAGCACGGTTAGGATGTGTCAAGTACCAATCACCAACCTTAGCCTTCAACATCAATTCATCATCATCATCAAACAGACAGATGGATGCAGACCGTCTGACACCACCTGACAAGACGGCAGCAGACAAAGACATGCACATGTCAAAGACATCAACAGATCTTAAACGTTTACCAAGGCGTGAAACCAAGATGTGTCTGATCTCATTCAAACAGGCTTCAAGTGGTTTTGGACCTGGTGCAATTCCACCTGATGAAATGGGTGAACCCTTGGGTCTGACTAGGTAATAGTCAAAATAGATTTCATGGTCTAGTGGGTGATCAAAATAGTCAGTGTGGAAATATGAATCTAACAATGCCTGCAATGCAGCACACCAACCTTCAATGGAATCTTGCACCACATGCAATCTGTCTTTACGCATCTGATGTTGTTCAACTGATATGATTCGAGGTAGTTCTTTGATGTGTCTTTGTTTGACACTGAAACCCGTGCCACATCCACACAATAACAACCAAAACATTTCACTGAAAAACCGTGGTCTATCGGCAGGTGAATATGTGCAATTGTATATTCTCATATTCCTTTGTTTGATGGCCTTGCCTCCAAACTGCATTGAACGTTGTGAAGGCACAACACGTTTTTCTTTGACCAGGTTGAAAGCATCTTTGATTTCATCCTCAAGTTGTGGATACTTTTCAACGTGCATTTCAACCACACGGTCAACAGCATCAGACCATGATTCACGTCCACCTTCTGTCTGTCTTGCGTATTGTGAAGCAAAGACTACTTCACCCATTAATTCATTTTGCATAGATTCCTCATCTT